AAGGCGGCAAAGGAAGCGACAGACGCGCTCGCGGCGTTCGATGAGATCAACAAACTCAGCACGACAACGTCCGTTGGCGGCGGAGCATCCGCCATTGCGCCGGACTTTGATTTTGACGAAGGGCCCATGATGGAAAAGCTCGACAAGGTGTTCCAGAAGATCAATGATATCTTTAAGACCATCCGCGCGGGGCTTGAGATCGTCGTGGATGACCTAAAATGGAGCTTTGACAAGAAAGTTATCCCCAAGAGCAAGGCAACATGGCTGACCGTTTTAATGGCGCTGCTCGGTGCAACGCTCGGCGCGGCGTTCGGCGGCATCACAGGCGGCGTCATCGGCTTATCCCTCGGTGTGTTGCTGGGACTGTACCTTGTGGGCCTTGACCCCGAAACATGGAAAACCGAGATGGACGCAGAGGATGCATGGATCGTGGTTATCACGGCTTTGCTCGGTGCGCTGCTCGGCAGTGTGTTTCTTGGCATCACCGGCGGCGTGGCCGGTTTCAGCCTGGGTGCGATCCTCGGCCTCTATCTCACCGGCTTTGCAGAGGGAGACGAGGAACACGGCGGCAAATCGCAGCTTCTTTCCGAGTTGATCGTCGTGCTGTGCGCGCTGCTTGGCGCTGTTATCGGCTCTATCGTGACACCGGGCGTCGGTACAGTCGTCGGCATGGGATTAGGCCTGATTCTCGGACTGAGCATTTACAGCGTCCGCAAAGACCCGAAGAAGGGCACGCAGCGGCTTGTCAGCATCGGGCGCAGCGTACTTCTTGGACTGCTGGCCGGTGTTCTCGGCGTTGGCCTTGCGGCGCTGGGCATCGTCAGCGCCGGTACGGCGTTCATCATCTCGGCGGCGATTGGCCTTGCGCTCAAATTCTTCGTTGATAGTGTGGACGATTCCAAAGTCAGAAAAGCAACGTCCGGTTTTACCGGTACGCGCGTATCAACAAAGGCACCGGCGCGCAGCCGTCGCGTGGCGGCGCAGAGCTTAGACGGCAATGCGCCTGTGTACAACGAGATCCCAGCGCTTGCGAGCGGTGCGGTCATCCCGCCGAACCGAAAGTTTCTTGCCGTGCTGGGCGACCAGAAGAGCGGAACGAACGTCGAAGCGCCGCTTTCGACCATCAAGCAGGCCGTTATGGAGGCGATGGCACAGGGTAGCCGCGAGCCCATCAACGTGAACCTCGTTGTGGATGGTAAGACGCTTGCCCGCGTGGTCGTCCCCTACATCAACAACATGACGCGCGCAGCCGGTAAGCCCGTGCTGCTGTACTAACAGGAAAGGAGACTGCAAATGTTTATCTTCGGCTATGACAAAGTGCTTGAACGCCTGGAACGAGTGATTCAACAGCTCGTGGAGCTGCAGGCGGCGGAATGATGAAAGAGAGGACTGTGCCGTAATGGGGTTAAAATTCAAAGTCCATATGGACGGAATGGACGAGCTGAAAAAAGCTTTTTCAAAGGCTTGCACGAAAGCTGAACACACGGTTGCGGAAGAGGTGTTGAGTGATACTGCCCCATTTGTTCCAGCGTTGACAAAATCACTTACAAATCGCTCACACGTCGAGGGAAACTATGTCGTATACCCGGGGCCTTATGCAAGATATCTGTATCATGGAAAAGTATTGGTAGACCCTAAGATCAACGCCGCAGGTTTTTTAACAGATGAAGGGTGGAAAAGCCGCTATGGTTCAAAGAAGATTGAAACGGACAGAAACCTCGTGTTTAATAAGTCCGTTCATCCACAGGCGCAAGCATATTGGTTTGAAGCATCTAAAGCGCAGAATTTGGAAAAATGGAAACGAGCGGCTGAGAATGTAGCTAAAGAGAATTTCAAAAAATAATGGCGTAGTGCATGTGTCAAAAATGATGGGATAAAAGGAAAGAGAGGACTGCACCGTTTTGTGCAGTCCCCTTTCCTCTTACAGGCAATTCAGTTTTTCACAAGCCTTGTCCGACTGAATGCAATCCTTCAACGGACAGGTGAAGCAGCTCTCGCTATATTCGCAAGTGGCCTGCTGTGGTTCCTCACGGCGCGCCGGGGGCATAGCAGCCTTTTTAGGCGGTTCGGCCTTCTTCTTTGACGAGGCGGCTTTTGGCGGCGCAGCACGGCGCTTGTAGGTCGATGGCGCGGAATATGCGGCGAGCCTGTCGATTAGGTCATGCGCTCGGAGACACGGGCTATTTGCGCTCATCGGTTTGCACCTTCTTTCCAAAAAGCTCACGTTCGCGCTCAACGGTCATAGTCGCGCCGATGAGCGGAACCTTTCCGAGCGGCGTTTGCACGACGGGATAGAATCTGTCATTATTGTTCATGGTGTGACCTCCATGCTTTGCATCATCTCTTTGACGGATACGCCGGATAGATCAGCGACAAAGGAAAAGCGCGTGCCGCGCTGACGGTAAGCAGCCCCGCAACACGGGCAAATAAACACCGTGGCCGCACTCATCAGCGGCGTCGTGCAGCGGGCGCAGTATAGGAGCTTCATGCGGACACCTCTTTACCTGTCAGAAGTTTAATTGCATCTGCATCGTCGAGATCATAAGTTGCGGATCGCATTTCTTTCTGGGCGTGTTCCCTTGCTTTTTCGGCGTCTGCCGTCAGTTGAGCGCGTTTCGCTGTTTCTAAAAAGCACTGCACGCCCGGTGCGTCATAGTGCCCAAGCATCAAGTGATAGTCGCGGATGGCGTTTGCCATTCTATCGTAGACAGAATACAGGATGCGACCAATGAATTCTAAGTCTCTCGATTCGATATTTTTTTGCTCCCTATCAGAAAAATACTGCTCCCAAATATCATAGATCAAGTCTGATCCGCTTTCGAAAGCGGTAAACATGTCGAGCGTTGCATTGTCAACAGTTAAGCGCTCATGTGCAGTAAGCTCAGATAAATAACTCATATTTTCCTCCTTGTTTTCTCGGCGGGAGGTCGGTATAATACCGATACCGGCCTCCCTGTGGTGGTTGGTGGTGGCTCCGTGTCTTGCTTTGGTCGGCTGGGACATGGAGCCTTTCTCATGCGATGCTATCTTGATTTTCCGTAGCAGCGGAATGAGAATCAAGCGATTGTTGATCGTTTAATTGCTGACTTAGTAAAGTATCAATCATGCTCAAGACTTCCTGTTTTTGCGCATCATTGAGCGTTTTATAAAGTTCTGCTACTAGCTGGGTTTGTGCATCCATTTTGTGACCTCCTTGTCAATCCTCCTGTGGTGGTTGGTGGCTCTCTGCATCCGGCTTTGATCGGCGGTGATGCAGAGGTCTTTTCTTATGCTCGGATCAGGTTCACTGTCTTGCATGGTTGTATTATAGCATATAGATAGCTATATGCAAGATGGCATTTAGCATAAAGATATTGGTATATACTTGTGCTATTTGCATATAGATATCTAACGCAATAAAATGTATAATAAACTAACAAGGAGGTGTTGCTATTGGGCGGAAAAAATAGCTACGAAAGCATTAAGCGTTACGAAGATAAGGCCTATGATAAGGTGCTTGTTCGTTTTCCAAAGGGTAAGAAAGATATTATCAAAGCCCACGCAGAAGCCCATAGCGAGAGCGTGAACGGCTTTATCAACCGAGCTATAGACGAAGCCATAGAGCGTGACGAAAGCGCTCCTGCGGCCTCTGAGGGGCATTTATAGGACGTTTGCAAGATGGCATAGCGTATAAACACTATAAAACAACAGACCACAACATAAGCACACTGCTCAAACCATAAATTTCAGGAGGTTTGCTTATGCAGTATTCACTTTCCACATTGAGAAAAAAGGCTAACGAGGCCGGTTATTCATTCCAGAAAGGTTATCAGCGGTATAATCACGATGGTTGGGGCTATGTTCACACTTTGGATGGTGAACGAATCGTTGGATACCAGGTTTTAGACTATCGCTCTAATTGCCTGGTCTATCCGTCAAACAACGATATCCATGATCATGCTATGGGGCTTGACAAAGCGGTAGCACTTTTGAAAGACCTCTGTGCAGAACGCGGAGTTACGTTCTGATTTTTGCCGCTAAAGAATACTGAAAGCTATGCCATTGCAAAATAGAAGATCGGCGTTTTGAGCGGTGGCGTCGATCTAAATAAAAGCGAAGAGCGGAGGGCGATTCCTCCGCTCTTGTTGCATATATTGCGATGAGGCTGTCTGAGATAAAGAAATTTCGTGAATTCTCATTGACAAAATAGGCAGAAGTGCATATACTCTAAGTAGGCAACAACATGATTGTCTGCCGTGACGTTGAAGCAAGTGATGGGGTCAGCATCCGTACACTTGTGGAGTCTTGTATTAGGGTTAAGCGGTTTCCACAGGCTGATGTAGGGGTAAACCCGAAAGAAAACGCTGTTGCGGAGCTCTGGATTCAGAGTTCCGCTTTTTTTAGGGGAAATGTCGAAATGTGTCTACTTGTAAAGGCTGCTCAGGAATGGGAACGATTGAGCAAAACTGAATATCACATTGTAACCGGCAGACGTGGCAAGTCGTTCCATATTCGGCTAAAGTTTGCTTTTGAGGACTTTCCCCACTTGTCTGGAATGCAGTATGCACGGGACGTTGATTTTGGGATTCGCTCATCCGAGTATTATGGCGAAAAGCTGATTCCAGCACTACTGAATGGAAGAATGGACGGCCGGAGAATTGAAAACGGACGGAATTGGGAAAGGATCAGAGGCCGATTAGATGCAATTATTGGCCTGAAAGAGACACTGGAAGGTGATTTTTTAATTGCACAGTTCAACGCTCAAAAAGTGCGAGGAAATAGCCAGATCGATGCAGACTTTATCATAAAAAACGAGCGGTCAGGCGAAACATATTTTGTATTCATAGATGAAAAAGATAAACATCAGCATTATTGCAAGTCTGCGTTTGCAAAAGAAAATGTCGACTATATGGAAAACCAATCAATGCTCACAGTTTTGAAAAAAGAAAAGATTGAGAACGGGGAAACAGTAGTCTTATATAGACATCCGAATTTCAGAGAAGAATAGCGGACAGAAAGACAAAAGCAGGGTCATTTGTAGAAGGCAAAGAAGCCTCTTTTTGACCCCTAAGTTTACCCCAAACAGCTTTTACAAGGCTTTACAACATTTTACGCCAAAATCCGAAAAGCCTTGAAAACAGAGGGATTTCTTTACGCGCATTTACAGCATTTTACACCTGCTTGCGAATTCGAATCCTTCTCCCGCTGCCACTGAGAAGTCTGAAACCGTAAGGTTTCGGACTTCTTTTTTTCTGTTTGACCCTTTATCTGACCCTTTAACCGTTTTAAACTGTACCCAAGAAAATGGACACGAGATTTTGACCCATGGTCCCGTTCGGCGGACACGCATTTGACCCATAGGGGCA